GACGCAACCAAATTTGACATGCACGTGTCGGAGCAAGCTTTGAGGTACGAACACTCCTTCTACACAGCCCTGTTTCCTGGTCGACAGGGCTTGAGACGATTGCTTAAGTGGCAGCTTAGAAACCGCGGTACTGCTTACTGTGTCGATGGCACGGTGAAGTTCGAGATGCGTGGTACGCGAAGCTCTGGCGACATGAACACCTCACTCGGTAATTGCGTGCTAATGTGCGCGATGATCTGGGATTGGTGTCGTGAAGCTGGGGTGGATGCGGAGCTAGCTAACAATGGCGACGACTGTGTAGTGATTATGGAGAGGAGCGCGCTGGCCAAGTTCCTTGAGGGCTGCGATGGGTACTTCAGGCGTCTCGGATTTGCCATGACTGTGGAGGAGGCAGTAGGCGTTTTCGAGCAGATTGAGTTCTGCCAAACTCACCCCGTGTGGACGGTGAACGGGTGGGTAATGGTAAGGAATCACAGGACAACACTTCAGAAAGACCTTATGTGTTTGCTGTCAATACCCAATGCTGATGTCTACGGACGTTGGCTTGGGGCCGTGGGAGAGTGCGGTTTGGCGGCAACACATGGTGTGCCAGTACAGCAGGATTGGTACGGTATGATAAGGCGGTGCGGGCTTCGGCCCCGCGCCACAGACTTTGATGCCGCATTCCATAACACCAGCTGGCTGATGCGCCGCTTTGAGGGAGAAGATGTTGTTACGCCCGAGGCTAGAGTTTCGTACTACTATGCGTTTGGAGTGCTACCAGATGAGCAGCGTGAGCTGGAGGCCCTCTGGGGCCGCACATCAGTTGGGGAGTTCGTGGCCGGGACTCCCAACTTGCGTGAGACTTTAGCTTTCACAGGCCACCCTTTGCTGCTAGACCAGGTTAATGCTGTTTGGAGAGAGTAATCAGCATGGCAAAGAAGGGAAAGAAAGCGATCGTCGTGAATGTCAACACTGGCAGGTCGAAGAAGCAAAAGACCAAGTCGAAATCGACACAAGCAGAAGTGACAGCCATCGGACGCGTGCTGCGTGCCCTCGGAGGTGTCGGAGGTGGGGCTGCTGGCGAGTATCTAGGAAACCGTGAGCTTGGTGCGTATGTGGGCACAGGCTTGGGTGGAATGATCAGTCGGTGGCTCGGCCAAGGTGCCTACCGAGTGACGAGCAACAGCGTCGTGTCCAGCTACCAGTCAGGTACAGCGTCAATACCGGCGATGCACAAGTCGGGCCAGTCTATCACTGTGAGGCACAGAGAGTTCCTAACTACGGTCAAGGGCTCCACTGGCTTCGCGGTGCAGCGGTTCTTCCAATTGCAACCGGCCGACAGAAACACGTTCCCGTGGCTCAGCGGAATCGCCCCACACTTTCAGCAGTACCGGATCAAGGGCATGGTATTCCACTACGTTCCGACGAGTGGTTACGCCGTGTCAGGGTCCAACCCTGCGATTGGTTCGGTGATGATGCAAACGAGCTACAGGGTGAATGATGTCGCGCCTACGTCCAAGGTAGAGATGCTTAACGAGTACTGGGCGTGTGAGTCGTCCCCGGCAGATGCGTTCTGCCACCCCATCGAGTGTGCTCCGAAGGAAAACCCCTTCAACATCCACTACACGCGCACAGTGCCGGTGCCCGCTAATGATTCCCCATTGTTGTATGACATGGGCGTCACGTACGTAGCTACGAGCGGGATGCCGGCCACGGGCAACGTGGTAGGAGACCTTTGGGTGACCTACGAGATCGAGTTTAGTAAGCCGTTGGTGGCGTCGAATGCGACGAGCGTGGTGGAGTCTGCGTCGTTGTACACGATTGACCAGATCGGAA